TTGCTAAATGAAAAACAGCAGAAAGAAAAAGAATTAAGCGACCTTGATTCAAAGTCAATCCAACAACTGTGGATACAAGATTTAGATGAGTTGGATGTAGAATATAAAAAATTTATTGAAGTAACTATGGCGATGGAAGATAAATCGTGTGTCGCAGTTGGAGGTGTGGCGGCGGGAGGAAAAAAAGGGAAAAATATTGTAGCAAAAAGAAAAGCAACTGCGACTGCGACCACCTCCAATACACCAGTCTTAATTTCAAATTAAAATATAAACTTACGATGATATGAATAATTATATCATATAATTCAATAAGGTAAGTTTATATTTGAATATATTTTTTTATTAAAACCAAGGCTTAAGTTCGAGTGTCTTTCCTTTCACGTTATCATATGCAGGCCACGTCATCACAGTGTACATATTACTAGCATCCTGTTTATATTTCAAATACGCTCTAATTTCGCTCATTAATTTAGGAACACAGTGATTAATAACATGTCGGTTAATGGCAGCAACTTGTTCTCTGATATTATTTGGTAAATTCACTGCACTTTCAAGATAGAGTGCTCTCATTATAATTTTTAATTCATCATTGTCTTGTTGTCCAATGTTATATTCACCATTGGAAAGACGAAATACTTCTGCTCGAAGAGCATTTTGAATAATTTGGATATTTTCTTTACTAAAGAATATGTTACTAAGATCAGTATCCGACCAATTTCCCGTAAGTGCATCTCTATATGTAGTAATTTGATTTACGGGTATTTTATCCCACATTGAAAATCGTACATCAGGTGGTGGTCCTTCGATATCAATACGACCATTGGATACTTTTTTTGTAGATACATTTTGTATAGTAGGATTTTTACACATTCCGCCATTTGAAAACATTTTAGCGTATATTATTTATTGTTTATAATAACTAAATAGAAAAAATAAATAATATTTAGTTGTATTATTGTTAAAAGTATTATAAAGTATTCAATTTATAAATAATTAATTATATTTAGTTTATATATATATACATGTCTTATAATAGCGTTATCTTAACTATTGCTACTATTATATTTGTTATTTTGTTAACCTTTGTAGCGTATTTTATTTATCAAGGACAAAAATTGAAGTTTAATATCATACCGTCAACCTGTCCAGATTATTGGAGTTTTGATGGAAATGCTTGTATACCTCAAAGCACATCTAATGGTCCAAATATAGGAAATTGTAATAGTAGCGAACAGGCCAGTTCTATACCAATAAGTAACTATAAAACATCATGTGAAAAATATGCATACATTAAGAATAAAAATATTTGTGGCGGTACTATATTGTGGGATGGAATAACAAATAATCCTGATCTTAGAACCAATTGTGTAATAAGAAAATAAAAATTTTTATTGTATATATATTAAATATTTAAATATACAATAGTTATGTTATCTTAAAAATAGTAGATATAGTAGATATATTATATATTTTATATATTAATAATATAATATATCAAATATTATATCAAATATGGAAGTCTCATCAGAAAAAATAAATATTAGTTTTCGTAAAGCATCTATATTAATAGCAGTAGTAGTTTTTCTTTTATTAACACCTATTTTTATAATTATCATAATTCGTGCAAACAATAAAAAACAGATATGGGTGCCCATGATAAGTAAGTGTCCTGATTATTGGAGTTTATCAGTAAACGATAAAGGTGATATAAGATGTAAACCAGGTAAAAATAATGCAGACAATGTTCAAAATCCTCATGGATTTTTTACATACCAGTTGCCTACTAAAAAAGATAAATATAATTACGCTATAAAAAATAATATAGTATGGGATGGAATTACAAATGATCCATCATTAGTAGAAACGGAGAAACAACCGGAACAAAAAACGATACTTTGGTTATTGGGAAAAATGTTTACTACATCCGGACCCAACTATAAACGCACTCAAGATCCTAATTATATATATAGTTAATATGTGAAAGTATAAAAGTATAAAATATTAAAATACTAAAATACTAAAAAAATAATTATAAACATAAAATACATTCGTGAAATCAACATAGAAACAATTATAATAATCTAATAAGGAAAGGTTTAAAATAAATAATAACCATAGAAAATAGATGAACACATTAAATATAAATTCTATTCTTGGACGCGAAAATACATATCAAAAAATAAAAACAATTCTTGATAATTTTCAAGATAATAAAAAAGATATCACAATAAAACGAGGTATATATATATATGGTAATCCAGGTACAGGTAAAACAGAATTTATAGTTAATTTACTTCGGGAACAAAATTATGATATTATCAAATATGATGCAGGTGATATTCGAAATAAGTCTATAATTGATACAATCACGAAACATAATATGTCTGATAAAAATATTATGTCGATGTTTGAGAAAAAAATTAAAAAAATTGTTATAGTGATGGACGAGATTGATGCAATGAATAATGGTGATAAAAGTGGTATTAATTCTTTAATAAAACTTATTCGTCCAAAAAAGACCAAAAAACAAAAAATAGAAGAAGTGACATTTAATCCTATTATATGTATTGGAAACTATCAAATTAATAAAAAAATAAAAGAACTAATGAAAGTTTGTCATACATTTGAAATAAAAACGCCATCCAGCGAACAGATATCTGCATTATTAAAGGGTCTTAACCTAAAATTTGATAAAACTCTTAATGATAATATAATTTCATTCATTCAAGGTGATTTGCGAAAGTTAGTTTCAATACACCAAATGGCAGATAAACAGAATAATATTTTGCAGAATGATATTATCCAAACAATTTTTCAACCTAAAAGTTATAATGATGATAGTAAAAAATTAACACAACATTTAATAAATAACAACTATCCTATTGAACAGCACAAAGTATTAATGAATGAAACAGATAGAACAACAGTTGCTTTATTATGGCATGAAAATATTATAGACGTTTTAGCAAAGTATAATAAAGATACATCAATTCCTTTTTATCAGACAGTACTTGATAATATTTGTTTCGCAGACTATATTGACCGTATTACATTTCAAAATCAAGCATGGCAATTTAATGAAATGAGTTCTCTTATTAAGACGTTTTATAATAATAAATTATATCATGAATACTTCACTAAAAAACCAAAATTTAATCCTCTTGAAGTTCGATTTACGAAAGTTTTGACAAAATATAGCACAGAATATAATAATTCTTTATTTATTAAAAATTTATGCCAACAATTATCAATGGATCAAAAAGATATGTTTTCATTTTTTTTACATATTCGGAAACTTCATAATGATGAAGAAATATATAGTATGCTTGAAAATTATGAAGTAACAAAACTTGATATTAATCGTATGTATAGATATTTAGATAAATATACTCAAAAAACTCTCATACATATTGACGATGATAAAAATTATGAAAGCGATAATTCGTCAAGTGTTTGTTAATTATATATTTTAATATTTTTGTGTTAATTTATTATATTTAAATATATTATTAAGTTATATATACATATGTCAAAATCATATAGTACATATTCTTCATATTTAAAATCAAGACTTTGTTGTAACGAAACTATTTATGTTGGTATTACAGGTGAAGATGGTGCAACAGGATATACTGGATACACAGGTTACACCGGTTACACTGGTTACACCGGTTACACTGGTGTAACAGGATACACCGGTTATACAGGATACACTGGTTATACAGGATATACGGGTCCTAAAGGTGATACAGGTCCTACAGGATACACTGGTCATACTGGTTATACGGGACGTACAGGTCCTAAGGGTGATACAGGTCCTACAGGATACACTGGTCATACTGGTTATACGGGACGTACAGGTCCTAAGGGTGATACAGGTCCTACAGGATACACTGGTCATACTGGTTATACGGGACGTACAGGTCCTACGGGTTACACTGGATACACAGGTTACACTGGTTATACAGGCGTAACAGGATACACTGGTTACACTGGATACACAGGTTACACGGGATACACTGGTTATACAGGCGTAACAGGATACACAGGTTACACTGGATACACAGGTTACACGGGATACACTGGTTATACAGGCGTAACAGGATACACGGGATACACGGGATACACTGGTTATACAGGCGTAACAGGATACACAGGATACACCGGTTACACGGGATACACTGGATATACAGGACCTACGGGACCAGCAGGTGCTGGAGGCGCTTTAGGTTATTGGGGATCTTTTTGGTCTAGTCAAGTACAAAGTTTAAACACAGGTTCATCAGTAGCATTTACACTAAATAATACTGATCCTAGTTCAAATGGTGTATCTATTGTTTCAAATTCTCAAATAACTTTTGCAAATCCAGGAGTATATAATATACAATTTTCTGGACAAATACATGATACAACATCGCAAGGATCAGGATATGTTGATATATACTTTAGTAAAAATAATGCCGCTATTCCTAATAGTAGCACCCGAGTAACATTAGACAATCAGAATAGTTTTTCTGTAGCCTCATGGAACTATATGTTACATTTAAGTGCAAATGACTTTATTGAAATTTTCGCGTTAACAAGTGATACTGGAATAAAATTAGATTTTCCGACTCCTACTACTACTCCTGAAACTCCTTCGCTTATTGTAACTGCTCAACAAGTAATGTATACTCAAATAGGACCTACCGGACCATTACCTACAATAACCGATTCATCTGATGTAACTTTACCAGGTGTATCATATGATACAAATCTTAATAAATGGTATTATACTACAGGTAAACCGTTTATTATAGATCATCCTCATAATAATGAAAAATATTTAGTTCATACTTGTTTGGAAGGCCCTGAAGTTGGTGTTTATTATCGTGGAAAATCAGAAATTACAGACGGACATTCTGTAGATATAAAACTACCTGATTATATTCCTGGATGGGCATCAGACTTTACTATTAATCTAACAGGCATATACGATGGAAAACTTAAAATATATAATTCATCTGATGTCAATGAAAGTGGTACATTTACTGTATATGGTGAAAATGGCAAGTTTAATTGGACGGTAATTGGTAAACGTGGTGACATAAACTCGGAACCATTCAAAAATGAAGTTGTTATTAAAGGAGAGGGACCATACAAATGGATCGACCAATAAATATACCGCATACTGCTGTATTCTAATTTAAAAATATAACATACGCAACTATATGTTATATTTTGTATCCGTAAATACATAATAATATTTATTTCAACTAATCATCGCTATCTCTCAACAATTTTGTAATTGTTGCAACACGTCTCTTCCACCAATCAATTGATTCTTCAGGATACACATCCGACTTATAACGTCTATGATCAATCGCTTGTTTCGGTGAATCATAAAAATACATATCCGGATCATATTTCCCACGACGACCTGTTGAATCACACACTTTCCATAACAAATCCTCATACATGGATCCTACTCGCCAAGGATACGCAATTCCAGTAACTGCATTTACAATATAACGACCTTGTACATTTGATGGATAAAACTTTCGCTTTCTCTTTTTATCACCACTTCCCCTAGATTGCGAATCATCTCCATCTTGAGATTCAACCACCTCGTTCGGATCATAATTATCGTATTCAAACTCTTTTACCATTTTAGATAAATAAACACACAAAGAAGAACTGCTGTTCGTTGATATTTATATATATAAATGTTTCTTTAAGCATTTTTAGAAATATTATATCACATGTGTATGAAATATATATTATATATTATATATTATATTATATATTATATATTATATATGGTTATTAAAAAAAAGTTAGATGACACCATATCTATGTGGGTAAATATATTAAAACCTTCAAATATTGAATGGGTATTAGATAATGATATGCACTATTATATAAATAAAATAAAAAATAGATGTAGCGAAAGTGTGGTTGATATTACAGCAAGAGAAAATTGTTACGCATTTTTTTCAAATCCAACTGATGTTGCTAGAATGGAATCTCGTACATTTATTTGCTCATCATCATGCGTTGGTTACACAAATAATGCATGGAACCCAGATGACTGTTTTAAAGAAATGATTTCTCACATGAGAAACGTAATGACAGGAAGAACTATGTATATTATTCCATTTTGTTTAGGAACTATCGGTAGTAAATATGCAAAATATGGTATACAAATTACAGATTCAGAATATGCATGTATAAATATGCAAATCATGTGTCGCACAGGAAAAGCAGTAATGGAAGCGGCAGGAGATTATGATACATTTGTACCATGTATTCATACTGTAGGTGAATGTGACTTTAATAACGCAAAATGGCCATGCAGTGATATGAAATATATATGTCACTTTACAGATAATTCACCATTTATATTATCATATGGATCAGGATATGGTGGAAATGCAATTCTGAGTAAAAAGTGTTATGCTTTACGAATTGCTAGTGTTTTGGGAAGACGAGAAGGTTGGCTTGCTGAACACTGTCTTTTATTGAAAATTACATCACCACCTCCATTATCTGAAGTAAAATACATTCTCGCATCATTCCCTAGTGCATGTGGTAAAACGAATCTTGCAATGATTACACCTTGTAAAGAGTTACTTGAAGAAGGCTGGAAATTTGAAACACTAGGCGATGACATTGTATGGATACACTCTATAGATGGACATATATACGCTCAAAGTGTTGAAAATGGATTTTTCGGGGTTGCTCCTGGAACAAATACACATAGCAACCCTCACGCAGTCGCATCTCTTTCAAAAAATTGCTTGTTTACAAACTGTGCAACATACGTAAATGAAGACGGGAAAACAGACGTCTGGTGGGAAGGTCTTACAAGCACACCACCACCACAGTTTACAAACTGGAAAGGTGAATCCAATATATTACCCGGAGCACACCCTAATGCTAGATACACATGTCCAATAGTAAACTGTCCTGTTATTGCATCAAATTATGATTCACTTGTACCAATTCATGCTATTATATTTGGAGGACGCAGGCGGTCATGTATACCACTTGCATCAAAAGCACGAGATTTTTATCAAGGCATTTTTTATGGAGCCACACTATCAAGTGAAGAAACAAGTGCAAACTCAGAAGCGAAACTAGGAAATATTCGTTTTGACCCAATGTCGATGCGTCCATTTATCGGTTATAATGTTTGCGAATACTTTCAACATTGGATAGATTTTATGAAGAAGTTAAATGTATCTCCACAATTTTACTTGGTAAACTGGTTTAGAAAAGATGATGAAGGTAAGTTTATTTGGAATGGATTTTCTGAAAATTCTAAAATATTAAAATGGATATTTTTACAAAAAGAACAACACATTGATAAAGACAATGATAAGCACAATGATAAGCACAATGATAAGCACAATGATAAGCACAATGATAGTTATATTAATTTATCTAACACAAGTAGCACATTTGGAGAACATCCATCACTTGCTGATTTATACTTAGATGAAACCAACGAAGATGATAAACGTAAATGGAGTCAGTTATTTTCATGCAAACAGGAAGAACTTGTTGATTTTAAAAATAAAATCACCGAGTTTTTTAATGATCTTGAAAATAGTAGTACTTTTAGTGTTCCTATTGAACTAAAAGAACAACTTAATAAACTTTGCTAACTTTTTTCTACAGAATTTATTAACACTACGTCATTATTTAATGATAATTTTGTTTCCAGATCAGATATGATTACATTTTTTTCATCTAACATCTTTTGTTGTGTTTCTATTATTTCTTTTAGTCGTACATTTTCTCTCAATGAACAATTATATAACTCTTTTAATTTTTGCATCTGCACCAACTGCGTCTGTTGTTTTGATAATGTTTCAACTATTTCAGTATGTGTCATCTCTCTCGGTGGTTTACCTTCTTCATGAAACATTATTTGAAACATTGATGCTGCTGGCTGTGAATTTTGTTGACTTAACATCATTTCATTCCTCTTTTTATTTATCTCTTGTATTTGTTTTAAAACATCCGGTTTCATATTTATATCCCCGGGATCATAATCTTTTAATATTTTTTCCATATCTTTTGTAAAAAAATTTATCATCCACTGATCTGTAGTAAAATCTTCAATCGTCCTTGAACAATGATTTACAAAATTATTTCCTTCCATATTTTCTAATAAATTCTTCTTATCAAACGTATTATGAGAATGAGAAAAAACCAAAATTGTCTTCAATGGATCTAATTGTACAAAAGGAACTGTATAATTCTTCAAAAACTCGCGCTCTTCCGCCAAACATGCATCATCATTATATTTTGTATCATCTAATAACTTTCTTTTAAACGCAAATGTACCCGCTGTAGCATGTTGCTGTGAATATGGGCCAAATTTTATCATTTTTTGTATATGATTAAAATAAATATACATTTCACTTGAACCTGCACAAAGTGCGCTAGGATTACCCATCAACCTCTCAACCGCGTGTGATATACGATCCGGTGGATAAAAATCATCATCATCCATATAGACTAATATTTCACCAGTTGATTTTGTATGCATTATATTTCGCTTCTTACCTAAAGTCATTTTCTCATCATACTTGAAATATTTAACATTAGGATGCGACTCTACCAAATCTTCGATGTGATCTGTTCCATCGTCTACAATTATCCATTCAATCCTATCTTTTGGATAATCTTGACTATCAAAACATCGCATCATCATGTTAATAAAGGGGCGACGGTTAAATGTAGGTGTACATACGCTTACAAATGGTAACTTTTTATTTACTTTTTGTACAAAACCTTTATTTTTATTCTTATTCCTTGTCATTAATAAATGTTTATATTATTATATATTTTGTATTTTACATTTAACCCATTTTATTTAATATTTTATAAATACTTAATTATAATGTAATTTTTTACACATATATTACATTATATTTTGGATGTAAAATACAAACTTAAAAAAAGAAACTAAATATTATAAACAAAGACAGACCCGCTCCCGCATACTGTCCTAAATCTATAAATGCATAATAAATAATTAAAGCATAGAATATATACAATATTTTAGATTTCATATTATTAAATATATCATTATATTTATTTCCTTTTGACTGCATACATGGGTATAATCCAAACAAATACGCAGACTGTATTCCCATATATATTGCATTTCCAAAAAATAAAGGTATTCCAAGAAATATTGTAAAAAATAAACCCCAGAATGGATGATTATTAAGAACACCAAAAATTACACTGCATATACCTGAAAACAATCCTAATGCGTAAATTAAACCATATATTAAAAATATCGGAAAAATAAAAAATATTAGTAGTTTTATAATTGGACTATTCTCCATATATTTCCATGTATCCTCACTGTATCCTATATTTCTATCTGCTGGATTAAACATATCTAATATTGTTTTTGCAAATGTCCTACCTCCACGCCCTAACCCTCCGTATACTGAATTAAATAAGTAATTAAATAATGCATCCGAAACACCATCCCCACTACTACCGTCTTTAAATGCAGTAAAAATATTTATATTCTTTTCTTCTTTTTCTATTACATGTAATATTTGCTCACTCGAATTGCAAACACGCCCCGTTCCTAAACTATATGGAAAACCATATGAAAACCAACACTTTTCTCCACCATTTGATGATTTTTTTTCATCACAATATGGTAATGCATATGGTTTTGTTGGGAAAACAAACTCTTTTTTTTCATCCGATTCAGTAATTAAAAATAATGCATTAGCACCTAAAATTCCCCATACATATGCAATTACTATTGATATCAAAATATGTATCATAAACATAAATAAATTATTCATTGTTTGTGTTTCTTGTGCCGACATTGTAGCATTTGTTTCCGTTCCCGGCATCCCTGGTATTCCTAATCCTCCTAATAAACCACCATTATTTTTAGTAGAGTTTGTATTATTACCTGATGCATCTACTGTTGAATCGGTAGTTGAACCTCCTATTATATTTGAAAACCCTGGTATTCCTGAAAAATACCCCGAACTTGCATTATTATTACCACTAGCATCAGTTGGATTACCACTAGCATCAGTTGGATTACCACTAGCATCAGTTGAACTTCCACTACCCGATCCAAACATCCCTAATAATCCACCTCCATTACTGTTATTGCTATTATTACTACTAGCATTAGATGGATTACCACTAGCATCAGTCGAACTTCCACTACCCGATCCAAACATCCCTAATAATCCACCTCCCCCATTATTGTTACTACTACTATTACTTGATCCTGAATTAGTTGATGCATTTGGATCTGTTGATGATGTACTTGAAGTAGATGGATCGTTACCACTTGAATCACCTCCAGAACCAAATATATCAGATAATCCAGAAAATCCTTCCCTAATTTTCATATTATTATTTACTGGAGATACTGTATTCATAAAATTCTTAAAATATGAGTTTGTCATATTATTATTTTTATTATTATTAATATATTATAATATATTATATTAATATTATTGTCATATTTACAAACAAGATTATTCATATATTCAAAAATATATATGTATACTCATTTAAAAACTACTTTCTATCTATATATAAGTATCGCCCCATTCCTTCCTTACTTTCTTCATATAACATACATTACATATTGCTAAAATGCCCAAAATTGAAGAAGGATTAAAACTAGATTTTCATAATGTTCTTATTCGTCCAAAACGCTCCACTATAAATAGTCGCTCAAATGTCAACTTAATGCGATTGATTAAATTCAAGAACTGCAAATCCCTAAAAACATGGGAGGGTATTCCAATTATAGCATCTAATATGGATACTGTAGGTACATTTGATGTTTATAAAACATTATCAAAGTTCAAAATTATTACTGCGTTCCATAAATTTTACAATGCAGTCGATTTTTTATCATATCAAGCCCTTAATAATATTGTTTTTAATCCTGACCTTTTTATGGTATCTACCGGTATACAAGATCATGATTTTAATCGTCTTAGAGAAATATTGTGCCTTGTAGAGTGTAACTGGATATGTATTGATATTGCAAATGGATATATACAAAACTTAGTCGAATTTTGTAAACGTGTAAGAAGTGAATACCCCGACAAAATTATTGTAGCAGGAAATGTAGTGACTCGTGAAATAGTAGAAGAACTTATTCTCAACGGAGGCGTCGATATTGTAAAGGTTGGCATTGGTCCCGGCAGCGCATGTCTTACACGCATGAAAACTGGTGTTGGTATGCCGCAATTATCTGCTATTATAGAATGTGCTGATGCAGCGCACGGCGTCGGGGGTCATATCATTGGCGACGGTGGAATTACGTGCCCTGGTGACATGGCAAAAGCATTTGGGGGTGGTGCTGACTTTGTTATGGTAGGTGGTGCATTTTCCGGCCACGATGAAAATCCAGGCGAAATTATTCAAAATAAAGACGGATCACAAAGTAAATTATTTTATGGAATGAGTTCGTCTCATGCTATGAATAAACACTATGGTGGTATGAATGACTATCGCGCATCAGAAGGACGCGTAGTTCGTGTACCCTATCGCGGCAAACTTGAAGATACGGTTCTTGATTATTTGGGAGGTCTGCGAAGCACATGTACATATATTAATGCATCCTGTATTAAACATATGCCATTATGTACAACATTTGTACAAGTATCACAACAGTTAAATACATCTCTTATTTAAATTATATTTTTACACTATGATTTTACATTATATTTTACATTATATTTTACATAACCATATATACAACTGTGTAAAATATAATATCTATAATACTATCTTGCATACATAAGACCAACATTACCTGACATAAACACTATCATATTAAATCTTTCTTCCAGAATCACCAAATTGTAATTATAATCATATATACGCCATGTTGGCTTATTAACACCAATTGGTATAGGAGCATTTGTAATTGGACTTGTTTCTTGATCACAGATTGTCAAAAAACTAGCACTAGGATCTAATGGTGGATAAAATGTCGTAAATTCAAACTGTACATTCGAAAATTTACTTGTATTTAATGCACCACACGGTTGTAGATTAAACGGATCCGTATCTAAACAAAAATTGTAACAATATAATCCATCTGGCGCATTCCCTTTCGTGCGAACATACTTTTCGATATAATTATAAACACCAGCATCTAATACATTCTCACGATATTTACCATCCAATAAAATAGCCATATTTAGCAATATATCACGCTGATTTTCAACACTAAATGGTTGTGTTATAAAATAACCTGTATTCATCTCATTTGACGGATTATATCCGGGACCAAATGATGTATAAATCCCACATGGTATATTTAATACTTCAACATATGCATTTGAAGCGTCAGTCGGTGTCACAGGAGCACGTACTATATCTACTGGTAAATAATTATATGGCCAGTTTGTGTAGTTACTCCATTGATTTCGCAAATTAATGTCACTACGTTGAAAATAAAACATCCAACTACTTACCATACCTAGTGTATTTTCTAACCATACACGTTGAGATCCTGTTACGTTTTCAAAATTCCATTCATAAGCAGACTTTATTAAATACTTTTGTTCTGTCGCCGCAAATGTCTTCGCCTCTTCGTTTGACAAAAATCCATACGTACTTATCAAATGAATATCCGCATTCCATTCTGCTACGCCCGGATTTTGATATGTATTCCTTGCCAAAGTTACACTAGGTGGTGACTGTAAAAATCTATACAACTGCATATACTCTTTTGAATAATTTGGTCTTACTATTGGCCAATTATTTGCACTGTCTTGTACATCACGAATTGTATACAGGTCTTGAATAGGACGCATCACGACATCTATTTTTAATTCATTGTATTGTAATGCAACTAGAGGAAATGCCATCTTACTTGAAAGCGTAAACCAAGCATTTATAGGTATATATAACTTTCTAGAGCGAA